CTGCTCCCCCAGCTATGAAGTCTCAAAGGTGTTCGCACCCCGGGCCAGACAATGAAAGAAGGCATCTCCATTCGCGAGTTCGCGAGACGCGAAGGCGTGTCCGACACGCTGGTTCGAAAAGCGCTGAAACTCAAGCGCCTCGTGGCTTTCACCGATGGCTCGATTGATCCGGCGCTGGCTGGAAGCAGCTGGCGTGAAGGTAATGCAAAGGCTGCGAACAGTGCGAACCAAAGTGCGAACCCTGTGGTTCGCAGTTCGCAGGTCGAGCCTCGCGCTGCGAACCTGTTGCCGGACGAGGATGAATCGCTCGAAGGGCAGGCGTTGTGGTTGCTGGAAAACGGCGGAGTTGCCACCCGCGACTATGCCGAAGCGCTGCGCCTGAAAGAGAACTACCTGGCGCTGTTGCGTCAACTTGAGTACGAGCAGAAGTCTGGCGCCCTGGTCTCGTTGGAGATCGCTGAAAAAATCCTATTTGAACAAGCGCGGGCATCACGTGATGCCTGGCTCAACTGGCCTACCCGTGTTGGCCCACTCTTGGCCGCGGACCTAGGGCTTGAGGCTGATCGTGTGGTTGGAGCATTGACGGAGTATGTCCACAAACACATCAGCCAGCTCGGCGAGCCAGAAATTGAGGTCGAGTTCGCTAGCGAAACCTGATCGCCTGGTTCTCGCCTATCGCCAAGGCTGGACCCCTCCACCGCGCATCACTGTCCCGGACTGGGCAGATCGGTACCGCCGCCTGGCCAAAGAGGCTGGGGCAATTTCCGGTAACTGGGAAACCTCCACTGTTGAAGTAGCCCGCGGCCCCATGATGGCCGTGACTGAAGCCGGTGTGCATGTCATCACCGTGATGGTCAGCACGCAGTTACTGAAAACGGCGCTGTTGGAAAACATCTTCGGTTACTTCGCACACTTGGACCCGTGCCCGATGCTGTTGCTGCAGCCCAAGGAGGCTGCCGCCGAGCAGTTCTCCAAGGAACGCATCAGCCCGTTGGTCCGTACAACACCGGTACTGCGTGCATTGGTGGGGACAGGGAAAACCCGATCCTCGGATGAGACGCTGTTGTACAAGGCTTTCCCCGGTGGGTTTTTGGCCCTGGCCGGTGCCGGTAGCCCGGACAACCTGGCGCGCCGTCCGATTCGCATTCTGCTGAGTGACGAAGTCGACAAATACCCGATCACCCGCGAGGGCGATCCGATCATGCTCGCTGAAGAACGGACGGCCAGCTTCGGGGCCAACTGGCTTTCGGTGCGGGCCTGCTCGCCGACCGTTGAAGACGAGTCACGGATTGAGAAAAGCTATCTGGCCTCCGATCAGCGCCGCGCCTCCGTGGCCTGTCCTGCCTGCGGGCATCGGCAGTTCCCCGAGTTTTTTAAACACGTCCATTGGCAGAAGGATCCGGAAACCGGCGCTCACCTGCCGAAGACGGCGCGGATGTATTGCGAGGGGTGTGGTGATCAGTGGTCTGAAGGTGATCGGCTCAAGTCGTTGCGCAGTATCCGCTGGCACCAGACGAAGGTCTTCCAGTGCTGCGGTGATCGACATCAGCCGCTGGAGCAATATGAAGCCTCTTGGAATCTCGATCGTGTCGGCGCCGTAGAGCGCGTTTGGACGCTGTCCGAGAGTCCTCGGCACTCGGTTTATCTGGCGCGCTGCCCAACTTGTGGCAGTCACCCGGTTGATAACGAACACGCGGGCTTCACCGCGTCGAAGCTTTACAGCCCCTGGTCTAAAGACAAGCCGGCAGACATTGCTCGCAAATGGTTGGCCTGTGGCGACGACGAGGACATGAAGCTCGCCTTTTACAACACCCAGCTCGGACTTCCGTACCGGAAGAACTCCGGCCGGGAAATCCAGATTGAAAGCCTTGCCGCCCGCTGTGAAATCTGGGCAGCAGAGGTGCCCGATGGTGTCGCGTTGATCACCGTCGGCATCGACTGCCAGGATTACCGGCTGGAAATGGAAGTTATCGGTTGGGGCGTCAACGAAGAGTCGTGGTCGATTGATTATCACGTCATCGAAGGTGAGTTCGATCAACCGGAAACCCAAGCCCAGCTCGACGCGTATCTCAAGCGAATCTGGTACCGCGCCGATGGGTATGCCTTCCCGGTAATGGCCGCTTGCTTTGACTCCGGTGGTCACCACACGCAGGCGGTCTATGCCTTCTGTAAGGCCCGCATCGGTCGCCGAATCTGGGCGATCAAAGGTGAGTCCGCGCGGAACGGCAAGCGCTCTCCGGTCTGGCCGACGAAAGTGCCAAGCCGGCGCAGCAAGGCCACCTATCGTCCGGTCATGCTCGGGGTGAACGCCGCCAAAGACACCATCGTTACGCGTTTGATGAAAGACAAACCGGGGCCGGGCTACATGCACTTCCCGGTCAGTCGAGACATCAACTACTTCGCCCAGCTGACCGCTGAGCGATCGGTGGTGAAAGAGACGGGGGGCGTGAAGTATCGCGTCTGGGAGCCACGGCCTGGCCGAGCAAACGAAGGCCTCGACTGTCGTGTGTATGGCTACGCGGCGCTGTGCGGTCTCCTGCACATGGGCATCAAGCTGAACAAGCTGGCAGAAAAGGTCAACGCGCTGATCGGCATTCCCGTTCACCGTCCCGACCCAGAGCCATCGCTTCCGCTGGATGATCCCGAATCTGAAGGCAAGAAGACCGGACCGCAGATCATTCCGTCGAAACCCATCAAGAAAAAAACGCTGGCCAGCCGGCTCGCGTAGAACCTCCCCGCTCCGGCGGGGCCGACCTGGAGTTATCCCATGAGCCGTTGTGGTCCAAGCAGTAGTTTGCTGGCAGGCATTTCCCGGGAGTCCTTGCAGGTGTCGTTGCAGAACGCGCAGCAGGCCTACATTCAGTTATCAACAGGCGGAAAGGTAGAGACCGCGACTTACACCCAAGGTGATGGTTCCAAGAGCATTACCTACACCCGAGCCAATATCGCCCAGCTCGCAAACATCATTCTGATGCTGCAGAAACAACTCGGCATTGTTAGCCAGGCCCGTCGGCCTCTCTCATTCAGGTTCCAGTGATGAATAACCCTGTATCGATTGTTGGGCTCGACGGCAAGCCGATCCAGCCTCTGCGGCCGAGCCGGGGAAAGATGCTTGCTCCTGGCGGTGGTGCCCCCTACGACGCTGCGGATATTCGTGGCGAGCACGTTGCTGGTTGGAACCCGGTCCTTGGTTCGCCCGATGGCGAGCTCAACATGTACCGCGATCGGATCGTTTCCCGGGTCCGAGACCTGGTCAGAAACGACGGGTGGGCGTCGGGTGCGGTGACTCGCATCCTCGACAACGCCATTGGCGGCCACTTCCGGCCACTGATCAAACCGGACTGGCGCGCTCTGGCGGCCTACACAGGGAAAAAAGCTTTTGATGCCACGTGGGCACATGAGTTTGCGCAGGTGGCCAGCGCGAATTATCGGACCTGGGCGTTCGATACCGGGCGCTACTGTGATGCGCAGCGTTCGCTTACCATCACTCAGATGATGCGCTTGGGCTTTCGCCACAAGCTGATCGATGGCGACTCCCTGATGCAGGCTTGTTATATCCCGGAGCGGGTTGGCCTTGGTCGGGCGCGCTACGCGACAGCGATTCAGTTGATCGATCCGGACCGCCTGAGCAACCCTCAACAGCAGTTCGATTCCAACTCGTCCCGTGGCGGCGTCATCCTCGACAGTTTCGGCGCTGCCAAGGCGTACTGGATTCGCAAGGCGCACCAGGGTGACTGGTGGGCAGCCGCTGACAGTGTGACCTGGGAGCAAATCCCACGGGAAACCGAGTGGGGGCGGCCGATTATCATTCATGACTTCGATCACGATCGGGCATCGCAGCACCGTGGAGGCTCGGGCATTTTTGCGCCGATCCTGCAGCGGATGAAGATGCTCGCGAAGTACGACGCCGTTGAGCTGGATGCCGCGGTGATCAACTCGATTTTTGGGGCCTACATCGAAAGTCCATTTGACCACAGTCTGGTGGCCGAAGCCGTCGGCGAAGGTGACGACATGTCGGCCTATCAGGACCAGCGTGCCGATTACCACGACCGGAAAAAAACCGTGCTGGGTGAAGCCCGGATTCCGATCCTGTTTCCGGGTGAGAAGATCAATGCGGTTACCGCTACTCGGCCGAACTCCAACTTCGCCGGTTTCGAGAAATCGTTCCTGAACAACTTCGCCTCGGCCACCGGCTTGTCGGCGCAGCAGATGTCGCACGATTGGTCGGACACCAACTACAGCTCGGCGCGCGGCGCTCTGCTGGAGGCGTTCAAAACCCTGACACGTCGTCGTAACGACTTTGCCAACAACACCGCACAGCCGGTGCTGGGTTGCTTCATGGAGGAATCCATGGAAGTTGACGATTACCCACTGCCGCACGGTGCTCCTGAGTTCATGGAGTGCCGGTCGATGTACTCGCGCGCCGAATGGATGGGGCCTGCTCGCGGTTGGATTGATCCGGTTGCTGAGAAGCAAGGCGCGGTGCTGGGGATGGATGCGGGGCTTTCCACGTTGCAACAGGAATGCATGGAGCAGGGCCTGGACTACGAGGAAGTGCTCGAGCAGCGCAAACGCGAAATCGACAAGTTCAAAGAACTGGGCATCCCCTGTCCGACTTGGGCCGGCATGCAAATCCCCGGCGGATACACGTCGGCGGACGACGCCATACAGAAACCGAGGCCTACCTAATGCAATTTGGACATCTTGCTCAACGGCTCTTCAACGTGCCGGTAGCGATCCGGCCGGAGAAAGCCGAGGTCATCATGGCCGCCCTGGCTGAGCGTATGGGGATCGGTCGGATGATGCGGGTCAGTGGCGATGCCATTGACCTGACACCGCTCGCTTTGGAGGGCGATGGCTACAGCTACGCCGATCGGGAGTCTCGCGATACCGGTTACGACCTGGTTGGGAGCGTGGCGGTCATCCCCATCCACGGCACGCTGGTCCAGAAAACCGGGACGCTCAGACCGTGGAGCGGCATGACCGGTTACGACGGATTGCGCCAGGCGTTCCTGACTGCGCTGTACGACCCCAAGGTCGAGGCGATTGTGCTGGATGTTGATTCACCGGGTGGAGAAGTCTCTGGCTGCTTCGACTTGGTCGATACGATTTACAGCGCCCGAGGGGTCAAGCCGATCTGGTCGATTCTCAACGAGTCGGCATATTCGGCGGCCTACGCCTTGGCCAGCGCCGCTGACAAGATTTACGTTCCGCGTACCGGCGGCACAGGATCCATCGGTGTGATCTGCATGCATGTCGATTTTTCCAAGGCGCTGACGTCCGCCGGCATCGAGGTGACATTCATCACCTATGGCGATCGCAAGGCTGACGGCCACTCTGAGATCCCTTTGTCGGCTCCGGCGCTGGCGCGGTTTCAGGATGACATCGACACCATGGGCGAACTGTTTGTGGAAACCGTCGCCCGCAATCGAAACATCGCGGCCAGCAAGGTTCGCGCCACCCAGGCTGGCACCTACCTCGGCGCCGCCGGTGTTGCTGCTGGTTTGGCCGACGCTGTCGCGGCGCCCGACGCCGCTTTCCGGGCGCTGATTTCCCAGCTGGCCTAGCACCAACCATTCAGAGGATTGACCATGACCATTCGAAACAGACTGAGTGCGGCGATGCCGTTTGCCCAGCTGCTGGGTTTCCACCCGCGCGCCGATGAAGGCGACGACGAGGATAAATCCAAGCGCGCTAAGGGCGAGGGTGACGATCCGGACAAGGACGACGAAACCCAAGGCAAAAAAGCCAAAGGTAAGAAGGCCGAAAACGACAAAGACGACAAAGACGACGATGACGGCGGCGCCAAAGGTGCCAAGGGTGACGTCGACGACCCGGACAAGGACGATGCCAAAGGGCGTAAAGCCAAACGCGCCGACGACGATTCCGATGATCCTGACGCCGAAGATGACGACGAAGAAACGGCATCCAAGCAAGCCATCGTCAGTCAGGAGCGTGCACGCTGTGCGCAGATCGTGGCTCACGGTTTCAAGGCTGGCAGCCCGGAGCAGGCTTGTGTGTTTGCCTTTGACACCGGCATGTCGGCTGACGCCGCGATCAGCGCAATCAATGCGGCTGGAGTCGTGGGCGGGAAGGGCGGTAGCTTCAAAGACCGCATGGCCGCTGCCAAAGTCCAGAACGTTGGTGCTGGCGGCGGTGACGATCTCCCGGCTGATGTTTCGCCGGTCGCGCAACAAATCATTGCGGCCGCAGCTCGCGCTCAGCCTCAGGCACGCTAACCCCAACGTCTAACGGAGATCGACAGCATGTCGCTGACCCCAACTGAAATTCGAGATAATCCTCAACAGCCCGGCGTCCAGGCTCAGGTTTACATTCCTGATCAGCTGATTGTCGATGCGCGCAACCTGGTAACTCAGCCGATCCTGCTGGGTGCGGGCGTGCTGAAGCGCGGCACCGTGCTCGGCCAGCAAAACGTTAACCCTGTGCAGGTTGTGGCCGGGGCGAGCAATACCGGCAACGGTACTGTTGGTACCGTAGTCGTGGGTTCTGCCGTCGAAACTGGCGGTTACTCGCTGCTAGCCACCTCGGCAACAGTGTTCGCGGTGACCGATCCAGAAGGTACCGTGCTGGGTAATGCCACCGTAGGTACCGCGTTCAGTCATGCCGAAATTGGTTTCACCATCACTGCGGGCGGTACCGCTTTTGTGGCTGGCGACAACTTCACCCTCAACGTCTTCGACGCCGTCGGCACCTACATCCAGTGTGTTCGCACTGCATCGGACGGCAGTCAGACCCCGGTTGCCATTCTTGTTGATGATGCGGATGCGACTGATGGCCCCGTGACTGCTGGCGCTTATCTGGCCGGCGAGTTCAACGCCTCGAAGCTGATCTTCAGTTCGACCTGGGCACTCGCAGCACTGGTATCGGCAATGCGCCCATTCGGGCTGTTCGCCAAATCCTCGATCTCGTCGGCCTCGCCGTCGAACAACTCGGCGCCGTAATTCGGCCCATACCCTACTGCCCACAAAAGCCCGCTGATGCGGGTTTTTTTGTGGGCTGGATTTAGCATTTTATTGCTTGGAGAGGCCCATGACCGCCGCCAGTTCGTTTCCTTTCAGCACCACCGACCTGATTCAGGTCGTGCCGACGCTCAAGCGTCCGCAGAAATTCCTGCTCGACAAGTTCTTTCCGAACATCCAGAGCTCCGAAACCGAGTTCGTGGCGATCGATATCGACGTCGGCCTGCGCCGTATGGCTCCTTTCATCAGTCCGCTGGTGCAAGGCAAGCTCGTTGAAC